ATGCGAACAGCACCGAGACACATTTGGGCATAGACTTGCGTACTATAGTTTTTATCTGAACGTTCAGTAATTTCTGTCTTAACGTCCATACCTAGACTCAAGCCAACTCCATCGTGAATCCAAGCAATACACTGGGTATCACCATTAGAGTCGCTTGTTAAACGCTCAGAACGAATGAATTTGAAACCTAAGAAGGTGTCAATCTCACCAGCTACTAGAGCTTTAACTGTATTGTAGTCTGAACTTTGAATTGCAGTGTCTCCAAGGAGATCATAGAATTGGTTGCTCTTCATAACAATACAGCGTGGTAGATCAGGATCAACATCAGACGCATCTAAAATCTGCTTTGCAGATCGTAGTTTGTCGATATTCATATCCGTAGTACCTGATACAGCAATTTTCTGTGCAGCAGGTAGTGCTACATTAGATGAGGAATCATTTTCATCCACACTTACAGCATTGCCCAACATTGCACTAATCAGTACATCATCCATAGTTCTACCCATAGCCCACACACCAGCTTTCATGTATTCGCTGGTTGGATCAGCAAGCATTCGGACTTTATCAGCCTTGTCAACTAAGTCGGCCCAATTGTAGTCTTCCATGCTTACTCTCCTGCGAGAGTGGGGGGTAGAGATCAATGGTGTATCACTATGACGGCTCGTAATTTTTTGTGCAGATGTACTGCCCAAGCGGTCAAAGTGATCGTACTTGCCTTGTATATCCGTGTTAACACGCACATACTCACGCAAACGTGAACCTTTTTGCTGTACTAAGTGGATAAAGCTGTCCCTAAACTTCTGGGCAAACGCCTTATTTACTTCAGTACTCATAATAGACCTCTATAAAAAGAGATTAAAAGGAAAAGAGTTATCTACACTATGTAGGCTCTATTTGCGTGAAGATTTGGTTGTCTTTTTCAAGGCCGTTTTCTTCACAATCTTGGGCTTCTCCGCTACAACTTTAATACGTGAAGCACCGGGGCACACACTGTAGAATGTTTCAGCAGCAGTCTGCCGATCATAATAAGTACAGTACCCATATTGTTCTGGGGTGGATTTACTACCCACAGTGCGCTCTCTGTGTGTAAATTGCCCACAGTCAGAACATTTAATATTCTCTTTAATCATACTACTCTTCTGCATAGACTACATCATACAAATGATCTCTATATGATATAGCCTCTAAATGCTTAGGATGAGTATTATCAAATAACGCCTCGTTATACTTATGCGTCTTGTCCTTCATCATGGCACCAATTTCTAGTTTAGCCGAATCCGAATCAATAGAACCTGAGTCTTTACCTGATCCAGCTAATGCTGGCTCATTAAAAGCAGAACCGATACGGTGGAGAAACTTAATCATTGCCACATTATTTGTTACGCCTGTGTCATTTACAAACTGTTTTAAATCATCGTCTGCAAATCTGTTAAACGCTCTACGTGAAACAGCCAAGTTTTTAGCGTACTCTGTCGGCCCCCACTCTTTCTTAAGAGCAGTTTCAGCATCTAATCTTGCTTGTTGCAGAGATGCTTCTGTATTAACGTGACCATCCACTTCCATATTATGATAAAAGTCAATCGCAGCCTGTGCCTGTTTATTGGTTAAACCTGATTCATGTGCTTGGTCTAAGAATGCTTTAATTCTGTTCTGGTCGTAATTAGCATCAGGCATATTCAATTCATACTTGTCTGCTGCCTCTGGTCTACCAATTTGATTGTAGAAATTACTCAAGTCTTCTTCTGTAGCATCTTCTCCCGGCACCTTAACTCTAGAACCAACCATTTTCTGTAACTCTAGGTACGAAGTACCCAACGCTCCAACATCTTTAAATTTGGATAACGTGTCATTGCCCTGTAAATCTTCTGGCAAATGTTGTGTTTGCCATGTGTCTTCTGCTACTTCTGGTTCCGTGTTAATGAGGTTATCGCTTGTAACGGCCTCTACTTGCTCTTCCATTCTTGCTCCTTTAAGTAATTGCAAGCTACTTTAGCCAAGTCAAAGTATTCTTGCTTAGTCATAGTCCGACTGTGGACTTCGTTATACATTTTTCTTGTATCACATAAAAAAGGTCGTGAATCATACACTGAGCAAAGATTGTCTTCGGTAATATCCGGGCACCCTATTGCTCGACAACACGCCCCACACTGGTCGCAATCAAACTTCCATTCTTCAGATTTGTACTTCCTCTTGTTGAGTTGGTCTGTTTTCTCTATTTTTGTAAGCATGAATCTGTGCTTTTAATCCTAATACTAGACCCCTACCGCCTTCATTAAAGTAGGTAGAGTATGGATCATTTGGTTCGGCTGAAATCTGGTTTAAATAAACTTGCTCTAAAAATTGTAAGACTCTTTCTCCATATATTCCTGAAAATGTTTTTGCAATAGCTTCTCTAATTTCATCCAGTTCATTGTACTGGGAACGCATCCTGTCCTCCTAGTGCTGTTACCATTGGAGCAGCTTTACCGGCACCCTCAGCGACCTGAGATGCCTGAGCAAGTTGTTCTTGCATTGCAAGTTTTTCTTGCCGTTCTGCCCGTAATTGATCTACTTCTTCCTGAGAACGCATAACAGAAGTTGGGACAGCCATCCTTTCGCCAATAATCTGCAACGCTTCATCGACATTAATATTGTCAAGTACTTCAGGCGCAAAACCAGCCATATTTGCTGCCACACCGAGCCATCTTTGAATAGCAGTAACGTCCTGTATCTTTTCATTCTTAGCCAACTGACCAACATAAGCAACCTCAATTTCATCCAATTCTGCTAGTTCTGCTGGTGCTGGTGGTAGAACTCCAGCCCTATTCATTAACCCAAAACTTCTCAAGATTAATGGTGTTAAAACCTCACTTTCAAATCTCGCTACAGTAGGGCCAAGTAATTTTTGTATTTGCTCCCGTACCGTAGCAACTTCTTCAGCCGTCATATTCAGCTTTTCTGGAAGCACTAATTGATCTGCTAAGAAAATACCACGTATGGATTTCTTCAGTTCATCAGCTTTCAGAGAAGACAAATCAAACCTACCCTCAAAACGCAAGAACTTAAATCGTTCTGGCTCTCTAGAGTAGTTAATTGCCGAAGGAGTCATTCTGAATGTACCAATAATACCCTGATCTGGTGCGATCAAAGGTGGATGAACGGCAGTAGACAGTCCTTTAAGTTCGAGTTCACGAATCTTATTGAGCGTCTTTATATCTGGCATTGCTATGTCGGCAGGACTTCTGCCCCACAATTCGCCTGATGCCTTCTCAAATCTACCGATCACATATGGTAATTCATCGAAACCGCTACGCCTTACAATAGTCTTGGAATCATAGTGTAAATCTATTGTGGCGAACTGCTTTTTCATTGCATCTACAGAATTAGAATCGTAGTCCTCACTAGGTAATACAACTCGTACAAATGTAAATTTAGTATCGGGTGCTTCTTTAACTGCTTTTTTAATTGAATCTGGTAACTTTTTAGTGCCAAACATTTGTTTAGCCTGTCTAGCTGTAAAAATATACTCCCAGAATACTGTATCCGGTTTACCGCTTTTATCCTCCGAGAACACAAACTGACCCGTTGGTATAGAGGAAAATACAAGGCCACCGAAGCCTTCCTTCATACCGATATTTTCTTCTAAGAGAATATTAATCGTGCCAAAAGAAGTAAAATCTAGGAACGCCTCACCAATCGTAGTGTAAAAATTGCTTTCATGTAGGTTGTAAAACATTGATTGAGTGACTTCATAGAACCAACGCTTAACAGACGGCACCTCATTGAGTGCAGAGAGAGGATGTCCAGATGGGATAGAAAGGCCAAACCAAACTACTGATTGCGGTACTAACGCATTCTGCATGGACATAGCCATAATACGGCTTGCCTCTGGTGCAGAAGAATCAAACATTTTATTTGTATGTCGCTCCGCACTAATATTCTGCGAGCTATCTACTTGTTGCTTGCGAGGTCTAATGTAGTCACGCACATCACGGAAAAAAGGTTCCCATAATATCCGGTCATTCTTCAAAACCTCGTAGCGTTTCATTAAATCTGATGCTACTGGCATACTAAGCTCCTAATAGAGTTTTCTTTTGTTGTTCTCCAGAGCCTAACAATCCCTGAGAAGCGGATTTATCTGGTAATCTACCAAACCTAATTTTACCCGGTTGTACGGTAGCTTCGCTGGTACGCTTCTGAAAATATTTACTAGGGTCAGACTTGATTAAGTCTGCCGTAATAGATTTATCGCTCTGATAATTTGTTAGAGCTTGGCTTGGGACAGAACCGGGACTAGTAGCCTTAAAGTAACGTCCTGTAGATGCCTGATGAGTAACCTGCTCAGGATTGTCATACATATAATCTATATAATCTGACACCCCTTGAACACGATACTTTTCATCTGCAATAGCTTGTTGGCGTTGACGCTCTTGCTCTTGTTGCCTAGCAATAGCTGCATAGTCTACTTTAGGGGCACTGCCACCTTTCTGGTCAGCAAACCTAGTAATCTTTTTCCAAATTTCTTCTGCCTCATAATCAAACATAGCAATTCCTATGAACTGAGTAGTCCTTTTGTGGAGCTTGTACCTATCTTTTTAGGTGTCACAAATAGACCGGGTTTATCAATAAATTCGTCTTCTACAGCACCATCCCCTAAAGCACCACCAATATTTGTGATGTTTGATTCTCTGGTATCTGTTTGTGCCAAGCGTTGCATCTTTCTACGCTTCTCAGTGTCTAATTTAGCCTGAGACACTTGCGGTATATCTGGCAACTGAGCTTTCTCAGGCAAATATTCTGACCTGTCTGGAGCTTCCTGCACCACTGGTGCTGGCATTGCTGGCATTGCGCCCTTCCCACCCATATCTTAACTCCTAATCAAATACATCATACTCTGCAACTGCACTGTCCTGCATCACCTTAACATTTAAGTATCCTGCTTCAAAGCCTAAAGAGCAAGTAGATAATGCGTCAAATCCATGTGAAGCCCAGTTGTGGAGTGGTCTATTTTTATAACAACCATTCTTATCATCCCATTCTTTACGGTAATTTTTCAAGCAAGTCAAGCCTCTAGCACACTTTGACTCATCAAAATAAAATTGTGGAAATAAAGTACGGGCACTCTCAATCTTATCCATAACATCATGTGGTCTAGGTACAGTCTCAAAAATTAAACCTTGTTCCCTAGCAAACTCTTTTCTAGTCTTGCCTATAGTGAAGTCCCTGACTTCTATATCATGCGGAGCAAGGTGCTTGCCGTATCTATAATCCCTATGTTTAAGCAGATTAATATAGTGGGTCAAGCCCTCGTCTGCATTTTCATAATAATCTATAAACCGAATACAATCCTGATGGATTTGGAAGAACCAAATACAAGTTGTGTCATTAATACCTAAATCCCATGCCGTATGAACTGGTAGTCTACGTATGTATGGCACATCAGTAATACGCTGGTCTACATAAGCAGACTGTAAATGTCTGGATAAATAAGCACCCTCAATACTCTGCTCAAATGCTTCTTTAGCAGTTGTAGGGTACTCCCTCTTAACATCATCCCCTAACTCAGATAGCTTTTTATTATACCAAGCCTTCTGTGCAGTAGTAAAATTCACACCAAGGTCTTTAGTTTGAGCATCAAAATATGTTTCTACATCTGGTGGAATAGGGGCTTTCGTTTCTAGTTTGTATCCTTTTTCCTTATACCAAGGGAAGAAGAAGAACTTATAATCCATAGTAGTGAGTTCTCGTTGTGCCAGATTAGCTAACTCTGCATCCCTACACTTGTTAAAGAAGTCACCTTCATTACCCATAGCAGTAGACTCCATTGCCAATAACGCATCTCTAGGCAATGTTTCAATACTACCAGTGCGTACTTCCCTAGCTTTTTCTGGTTCTTTGGCGCAAATCTTACCGTACTCAGTAATTAATAGCTGACTTAGAGTACCAGAACGCATAGAAGTCGATACTCTAAAGGCAGACCCATTGCTAAAGATCAATCTCTTACCTTGTTCGCTCTCTAGGCTAACTGTGCTTTTAATTAAATCACGTAAGGCTGGTATATCACGGGCTACGTTCTCCCAGACATCTTTTACTTTAGTACGGAATATTTCTTCGGCATTCTCACG